TGTATGCGACTAACTTACACCGTTGCAAAATTTTTATAAATGTTTGCGACAGACATGGTTTAGCACACGTCTGGGTAGCCGTAGGGGTAGTATATATATGGATGATTACTTTTTGTTTTCGGGCGCGGCGGCATGACCCGATATCCAGGGGCCCCTGGACGAAAAAAAAGGCCCAGGCAATGCCTGGGCCTTCTGATCGATGTTGGAGTACTAGTTAGTACCAGCCTTCTTGATCGCGCCGGGCTGCTCGATCAGCGCGTGCGGCGTCCCCGCGTGCGTGCTTTTCTTCGAGCGCGGCGGCCCTGGTCGGAGAATAGCCGTTGTATTCATCCCGCCACGGCTCGCGGTAGCACCCGGCGCGGTACAAATTCCGTCCTTTAATCCGAATTTTTTCGTTGGTGTCGTGGCGCAGAATAGTGAACGTGTGCTGCTGTTTGTCTGCGCCGTAGCTGTCTTTAACGATCAGGCCAACAATTACCTCCGAGCCTGCCCGTCTTGCGTTTGGATAGCGGCCAGACCAGGTGGTCTTGCTAAATCGCACGCGGTCCCCAACGCACGCGTCACCCGTGCATTCGATTGAAAAAATCTTGTACACGCTCTAGCCCTCCCCAACATCGAGGCCCGCGACGGCATAGTCAGCAACAGTGCAGTTGGCGACCTCCATGTGTGACCGCGCTTCGAGGTCGTCGATCACCCGCAGACCTGATCCGTCTGCCCAGGAGGATTGCCCCCTGGGCGACGCCCACATAGACGCAGGGCCGCCGCGACCGGCGACAAAAAACGCGCCGTTTTTCGTGCGGTATAGGCGCGTTTCGTGCCAGTGAAAGTCGTTCACGTACTCCGTGCTCTCAAGCTCGCACAATTGCTGAGCGGTTGCCGTGTCATACAGTTTGCCGTCGATTATTTTCTTCATACTCTGTTCTCCATTTGTTCCGCGAGCAGCCCAATGCTGTCGCGTATGCGATTATAAGCATAGATCGAGCTAATTTTCAAGGGAGTTAGATCGGCTGCGGTACGAAAAAAGGCCCGCGCGGCGGCGGGCCTTCTGCTCGAGTTTGTTGGGCTGTGGGTGGCTAGGCGGCCACCTTGTCCAGCAACGCGCCTGCCTTGCGCTCTACGTCAAGACGGCGGTCCTGGTGCGGTACGTCCCGCGCCACGGCGGTAATAGCCTGGGCCATATCCCAAACGGTATTGGCGGGCCTACCCTCTTCTTCAACGTGCCGGGCCATTGCGGCTTTTGACAGGGCCTTTGGAAGGCCAGCGCGGCGATTGAGAAACTCAAGGCGGGCGTCGTCGTCGCGGGCAACCACGGCGGACTTGGCCGCTTCCACACCCTCGAGGAACGTCGCGGTGGAATTGTGCGCGAAGGATTGCAGGGCCGGACGCGCTTCCTCTGCAAACCTATCCGGCGCGAACTTAGTATGCCGGATAGTCAGTTCTTGGAAGTTCTCTACTCCCCAAAGGTTGCGGTTCATGCACACGCCGCGCAAGTAGAACGCGGCAATGCCCGCGGTCTTTGCGCCTACTTCACTATTCCACGCGTAGAACCCCCGGAACATCAGATCGGGCTCCCCGTTCTCAAGCTTACCTACTTCGATCGGGTTGCGATCATCCACTAGAAATATGAAAACGTCCCGGTCGCTGGCAAAAAGGGTTGTGGTATCCAGGGTCACGGGCACGTCCGGATCATATACGGCCATGCCGTCGCGGGAACCGGTCATCATACCGGGTACCTTCCAACGTCCGCCAGTTTCACGAACTAGGTCGCGAATTGGGCGGATGATCTCATGGTCATATATCCGTCCATAGTCAGGCCCGGTCATAGCCACGGCGGTGTCCGCGCTATGGTAAGCCTTCACCAGTTCGCGGCCACGGTTGTAGCGTAAGCCCCAGGACAAGGCGTCAGCGGCAATAGGGGCGGGTAGGTCTCGGAGATACCCGGCGGGTGCCCCGGCTAGGCTGGACAATTGACCAAAGGACCAGTTTGTGGGTGATAAGTTCTGACCGTCATAAGCCAAGCGGACGTCGCCCCTGCTCGGGTTGTCTTCGTCTACGTCGCCGATAATCTCTAGGTTGTGAGTGTCAACTATTTGGCTAGTCATGTTTTGGGTGGAACTAACTTTAGCGGCAAGCATGGTGTCCAGGTCAAGGAACCGCTGATCTGCGGGCCGGGAATACCAGTTGGAGGATACCGCGCTATTACTGATGCCGTGTTTCAGGGCGTTGGTCATATATGTCATTTTTCTAATTCTCCGGTTAGTAGGGCAGTATTGCCCATCACCTTTGTATAAGATAATGGCAAGGCTTTCAAGGCTTACTTTTTGAAAAATTAACGGCACGAAAAAAAAAGGCCCGCGCAACGGCGGGCCTTTTGTCTCGGTTGTTGTGCCTGTTTACGCGGCAAGCCACGCGGGCTCTATCGCGTCCGTGACGGTAAACGCGGACATGTCTTTTTTCGCCTTGGCTCCTTTGGGAGTGAGACCGACGATATAACCGCCCTGGGGGTCCAGGTGTCTTAGGTCGTGCTCATCGCCATCGATCACGCGAAACCCGGCCCACTGTCGGGATACCGGCAGACCGTGCCGGAAAACAACCGCGACGTTGTGACCGTCGCGCAGGGCTTGGACACATTCCGCCGTATTCCGTCCAGAATAAGACAAGGTCAGAGATAGATTATCGGGGGCCGTGTCCAGGCGGTTTGGGTTTTTGGTGTAATCTACAAACGGGATATGCGCGAACAGTTTCAGTAATGTAGTCTGTTCGGGCGCGTCTTTTCTGTACTGATCGCGGTACTTTTTGGCAAGCTTACCGCCAACCGGGAAACTAATCTTTTCAAAAGCAATATCAGTTGACCCGTTCAGGCGAATGCAAGGCTTGAGACCTTCCGCCCATGCTTTGCGGTCCACCGCAATAATGCTAATCGCCACCTGATTTAGATAAGACTGGCGCTCCGTCATAAAAAGACGGGCCTTATTAGCTCTGGATTTGCGGACGTTGTTTGATCCGTTCTCTAGGTCCGCGACCATGGCCGCCTGTCCTGAATATTTGCCAAGGCAAAGCGCAATGCACTCAGGGGAAGCGTGAGAGCATAGGTTTCCATGCCCCCCAGTCTCATGGGGTGCCATATAATGAATTGCGTTCAAATATCCGTAGCCCGTAGCCTTAACGGCTTTGGCGCTATCGGTCGAAAATATGCTGGGATATGTCATTTTCTTATTCTCCATAAAATTAAGGCCCCGCCATTATCTGACGGGGCCCTAACCTTGTCACATTACAAAGCTGTAATGTTTATGAGAACGCGATCAGAAAAAATAACGGGACCAGAAAGATTAAAGCCACACACAACGTATCTTTGAACACCTCAAACCAGTACCGCATCACAAAACCCGTGGCGCGTCGTATTGCTCAGGCGGTTGAATAAACTCTATATCCGCAACGATGTCGCCCGCCCAGTCGTCCAACGTATCGCCTAAGCAATCCGTCATGTAATCGCGGAGGGCTAGATCAAACTCAGAGAACAGAGCAGCGCCGTTATGCAACCCGGTCAATTTCTCCTCAATCTCAACGCGGGCCCGTTTCAAGTTAGCCTCCAAAATATCTTGGCAGTCGTGTATAATCGACAATTCCGCCTTCAAATTATTTAGTTCAGACATGCTAATACCCCTTTTCTGTTAGACAAGTTGACCATGCCACCGAGCCAAAAGATTGTCACATTACAAAGCTGTAATGTTCACCGGCGACGGCGCGGGGACCGGGGGCGCGGGGACCGGGGCCGGGGAGGGCGAAACGTGCCGCGATTGGCGCTTATTTGACGCTTGGCCGATTCAACCGCCTCAGACCCGTAAACAGCCTTGTAATAAAGATCAAAAAACCACGATAAAACAAACATTTTAGATTCTCCATATATCGAACTGATATAGCCCTAGGATTGAATATAACGGCCCGTGAGGGGCCTTCCTTGGACCGGGTACCCGCGCTCCCGTAGGTTTTGACCTTGGCCCCTAGGGGCCTGGGAGGGCGAGTGTTGCACTATTCTACTCGTACCCGGGTCTGTGTTTATCCGGTACTGAGTGAGAGACAACCAGAACCGGCGGTAGAGGGGTGACCCACGCCATGGTGCCGCTCGGGTTCTCTTCCTTGGGAATTATCAATAGCTGGTCTTCCGGAAACGGGTCTAAATCCGCTGGGTCTAAATCCGCTGGGGTCGGGATAGTGAACCAAAATTTACTAAAGCGCCCTGGCTCTATCTTGGCGGACTTAAAACCGTCCGGCCCTACGCCTGCCACTGCTTTCAAATCCTCTAAGAGATACTCAGCAGCAGATTGGTGATCTGGAAACTTCTCAATGTGTGCATTGGGCTCAATGTTAAGGCCCCAACTGTCCTTTGTGCAAAAGATCATTTTTTCCTCCATGCGTTAGTTGCATGGGAGTTATCGCATATACTAACCGAGCACGCAAGACAGTATCTTCGCCCAATCGTAGGGATGTGAGAAACAATGAGTGGGAGTTGCCCTGGTGCCTCTCTCTGCCGCCGACATAACACGGTCAGCATGATAGAGGTGTATCGACTCTGTGCGATCTTTTCTGGCAAGCAACTTGACCATGAGCCAGACGCTCCCAGCCTGATGTCGGGTTAACCACGAAACCTGAAGCGGGGACAGTCGAATGTTCTCGTCAGGGGTGGTCTTCAGTTCCACAAAATGAAAATTACCGTCGTTGTCGCAAAGCATGACATCGGGGATGCCTTGAACCCCGAAGGTTTCAATCCGAGTTATCTGTGGTTTCTTCTTCTTCGGTAACTTGCTCAGGGCTGTCTTCATCTGCGTCCAGAGATACGACTCGCGTTTCTTCCGGTTCGACGACAGGTGGTTGTTCTGTGGGCGTGACATCTATGATCTTCCCTTCGTAAGTATTTCGAAGGTCTTCCAGGGCCTTCATCACTTCTTCCTTGCTCATTGAATCAATGGTCCCATGCCTTATCTCGCTCTTTGTCACGTAGATATCGCCATGAGCCTGACCTCTTCGGTACTCTGCCTGTACCGCCGCGCTATAAGCGCCGTTCTGTAGAGCTTGGTCCCTGATTTCCTTCAAGTCTCGAACATGTCTCTCGAAGGTCACCCCGTGCTTTTCGATCAAATCAGCTTTAGTTGCCTCAATGGCTGCAACCACGTTGGGGTAATAGTCCGGGCTAGTTAACCGGGAGGCATATGTTCTGGCAGAATTTAAGGACATGCCCGCTCGAAGCGCCGCTTCGGTTTTAGTGATAAACCCGTCGTTCGACGTTAGCTCCAAAACAAACTTCTGTTGTTGCGGGGTAAGCGGTTTGTCGATGGAAACAGGGTAGGTGTTCCCCTTCTTCTTCTTCGGAGGATTTATCTCTCTGGGGCGCA